ATGGTAATGTTGATGTGACAGTCGGAGGTAATTTCACCGAGTATGTCAAAGGAACATATTCTGTTCGTTCGGATGGAAATATGCAATTTGACGCACCTAGAATAGATTTGAACTAATATGCCTTTAGTAGCCAGAGGAAATAACGCAGATGTTGTAAATACTGGTCATCCAGTGTGTATTGCTCCAGGTACAATCGCAACAGTTTCTTGTTCCGGAGATGTTTTCGTTGTCGGTGTTGGAGCACATAGACTTGGTGATACTAATACACCTCACACTCATTGTCCACCAGTATACCCAACCACAATAAGTTCTGCAAGTCCAAATGTATTTGTGAATGGAAAACAAGTTGCTAGATTGAATGATCCATATTCATGTGGTGCCTTTGTGCAGTCTGTAAACCAATCAACCGTTTATGCTAACGGATAAATAAGAAATGGCAACAATAGATACAACTATAACACGATCTTTTAAAGATTTGGATCTGAATTTCAACATTCATCCAGTTAGAAAAGATATAAATTTACACAAGAATGAGTATGCGGTCATTAGTTCTGTAAAGAATTTGATTCTTACAAACTATTACGAGAGGTTGTTCCAACCAGACATTGGAAGTAATGTAAGACGATTGTTGTTTGAAAATGTAGACAATTTGATGGCAGCTAGAGTAGAGAAGGCCATAGAAGAGACGATTTTAAACTTTGAACCTAGAGTACAGATATCAAAAATAACGGCAATACCAGACTCAGATTATAATAGATACGATATCGTTCTTGAATTTTTCATTATTAACAATCCTAGCCCAATTACAATTAATTTTTTCCTAGAACGGATTAGATAGAAATGGCAGATAGATTAAGAGTAACGGAACTTGATTTCGATACTATAAAAAATAACTTAAAAGATTTTTTAAGACAACAGAACGAGTTTACAGACTACGACTTTGAAGGTTCTGGTTTAAACATTCTGTTGGATGTTTTAGCTTACAACACTCACTATAATGCTTACTATTTAAATATGGTGGCAAATGAGTCGTTTTTAGATACTGCATTGTTGAGAGACTCAGTAGTTTCACATGCTAAAACTTTAGGATATACTCCACACTCTAGAAAATCTGCAAGTGCTTCTTTGAATGTTACGATACCTTCACAGTCAGCAAACACAGCTCTATTGACAATACCAAAAGGTTACAAATTTCTTTCAGAACAAATTGATGGAAGAACATATTCTTTTGTGACACTAGAAGATGTCAGGGTAACAAAAGCTAATAGTTCTTATTTGTTTGACGATTTAATCGTTAATGAAGGTCAACTGATATCTTACTCTTTTGTGCATAATGAATCAAATAATCCAAAACAAATATTTGAATTACCAGAAGACAATATAGATACACAAACAATAACCGTTACAGTTTCTCCTTCAGTATCAAATACTTTTATTCAAGTATATGAACAAATAAAAGATGTTGCAGATGTACAATCCGATAGTGCGATTTACTATTTGCAAGAAACTAGAAGTAGTAGATATCAAATTTATTTTGGTGATGATATTATTGGTAAATCTCTTGCTGATGGTTCTGTTGTTACAGTATCGTATCTGGTGACTTCAGGTATAGAATCAAATAAAGCAAACACTTTTGTTGCAACTTCTCCATTGGTGGATTCTATTGGTGAATCTTTAACTAATTTTACAATCACCACAAATTCTAAAGCCAATGGTGGTTCAGAGAAAGAATCTGTAGATAGTATCAAGTACAATGCACCTTTACAGTTTGCAAGTCAGAACAGACTGGTCACATATAGAGACTATGAAGTTTTCATTCGCAATTCTTATCCAAACATCGATTCAATTTCTGTTTGGGGTGGAGAAGATGAAGTACCTCCAGTTTATGGTAAAGTTTTTGTCTCATTAAAACCAAAAGCAGACTTTTATATTTCAGAAACAGAAAAAACAAGACTTATTGAAGATGTATTAAAACCAAAATCTATAGTTGCTGTAAGTACAGAATTCAGAGATCCAGAGTTCATATTCATCAATACAATTTCTAATGTTCAATACGAACCATCAAAAACTTCTTTGACAGAAGATGCGATGAGAAATGCAATAAGAAGTTCAATTCTTCTCTATAAAAATGTTTACTTAGATCGTTTTAATGCTAAGTTTGCTATCTCTAAATTACAAGATGCAATTGATTCCGTCGATCTCAGTGCAATCGTTGGATCTTCTGTTGTCGTTCGTGTACAAAAAAGATTTTTACCTATAATTAATCAAAATTATAATTACACTTTAAACTTTAATATACCTTTAGTTCAAGGTACAACATTTAACAAATTGACTTCTACAGAATTTACAGTTTTTGATAGTTCAAGTGTTAAGAGAAAAGTTACTCTTGAAGAAGTTCCAAAATCATTTACTGGTATAAATTCAGTTGAGATCGTAAATCCAGGTGCAAATTATACTTCTGCACCAACTGTAACAATAACAGGTGATGGTTTTGGTGCAACAGCTGAAGCGATAATTAAAGATGGAAAAATTGAAAGTATTGAAATCACAAATCCTGGTATAGATTACAATAGAGCTGTAGTAACGATAACAGGTGGTGGTGGTTTTGGTGCGTCCGCTCTCGCTATAATTGATACGAGAATAGGTAAGTTGAGAACGGTTTATTACACTCCCACAGCAGAAAGAGTTATAGTAAATTCAAATGCTGGTACTATAAATTATCAAGATGGTATCATTGAACTAAACGACTTACGAATTGTTGAAAATGATACCATTGATAGTTTGGTTAGAGTAGAGTGTGGTATTCAAGACAGTATCGTGCAGTCTACGAGAAATACCATTCTTACTATTGATGAAACTGACCCAAGTGCAATCATTGTTAATCTAGAAAAATTATAATGGCAGAACAAAAGTTATCTCTTTTAATTAATAAACAAGTTCCAGAATTTGTTCGTGAAGAACATCCTAAGTTTATTTCTTTTTTAGAAGCTTACTATGAGTTTCTAGATAATACTTTAAATGATAAAGTGAGAGGTTTAAAAACTTTTGCGGATGTTGATCAATCTCTTGCAGACTTTGAAAATCAGTTTTTTAATTCTTTTTTGCCATTTGTACCAAGAGACACTGCTCTATCTAAAGAAAAGTTAATTAAAAATTTTCTACCTTTGTTTCTTTCTAAAGGTTCCGAAAAATCATTTCAACTTCTTTTTAGAATGTTGTTTGATGATGACGCTAGGTTGTCATATCCAAAAGAAAGAATACTCAGAGCATCTGACGGTAAATGGAGTCTACAAAGTTACCTTAGGATTGAAACTGATGTATATAGTGATTATACTTCAGATGGTGTAAGAACAGAATATTATTTACCATATATTTTTGAACAACAGAATTTTGAAGTATATATTAATGGTATTTTTTCTACAAATTATGTCTATAGAAAAGAACAGAATAAGATAGTACTCAATCAAGTTCCAACTATCAATTCTACAATTTCAATAAGATATTTAAATTTTGATATCACAAAAATATTCAATGTTAAAGTTACGGGTCTTACATCAAAAGCTTCAGCTATAATTGAAAAGAGTTCTGTAAGAAACATAGGTACATCAAATTTTTTCCAATTTTCAATAAACAAGAAAACACTTTCTGGTAATTTTGATAACGGAGAAGTTTTATCAATTAACTATCCAATGAACGGTACTATAATACCGTTATTTTTCCAATCATTTTCTGATGTAGGTAGTGTAGAAATAACGAATCCTGGTTCATATTATTCCGTAGGAGATACAGTTGTTTTTTTAGGTGAAGCTAAAGTTCCTGCTTTTGCTGTTATTAGTAAAGTTACGAGTGGTGTAATTGAAGAATTGAGTATTTTTAATGGCGGATCTGGTTTTAAAGTTAATAATAATATATCTGCTAATGGTTACATAGAAACATTCTTCTCTTCTAAAGTTTTAACTGTAGATGAATCTGGTGCAAATACCATAAATTCTATCAGTTATAATACAGATTTAATTTCAGATTACATTAATACTTCTATAAATTCTACTGATTATGGTTTTCCTGCTGCTGAATCTGAAAATTTAAGTAGTACAATTATATCAGCTTTGACTTACCAAACGGTGTCAAATATAGGTCCAATAACATCCGCAAATGTTATTGTTTCACAAATATCATCAAATGTCGATGTAGATTTTAATGTTCAGTCATCAAATCTGGTAGGACAATTAAGAATTTCAGATTTAGGTGCAATTGGTAAAATAAAAATTATAGAATCTGGAGAAAATTATGAAGTTGGTGATCAGTTAATATTTTTAGATACTAGTTTTTCTGGTTCTGGAGCTTCAGGATATGTTTCGGATGTTGGTGCAAACGGAGAAATTGTAACTGTAAGATTAACAGAAGCCGGACTTCTATATGATCCTTCTTTACTGTCTTCAATAAATATAACTGTAGATTCTGTAAGTGGATCAAACGCTGAATTAATTGTTGAAAATTTACTAGGTCAAGGTGCCGAATTAGATCCAATAACCAATGATGGTATACCAGGAAAAATTCAAGAAATTAGAATAATTAATTCTGGTATTGGTTATTTGATAACACCTACTATAAGTTTAGAATTTTCTGGTGCTGGAGATGCAACAGCTGTAGCAAATATAAGACCATCATTTGTTGAACTATCAGGTAAATGGTCAACTTCTGACGGTATTATTTCTTCTGATGAAATCCGATTGCAAGGAAATGAATATTATATAGATTATTCTTATGTCATTTCTTCTAGAGTAGAATTCAACAAGTATAAAAATATTTTAAAGAATATATTACACCCATCTGGTTATAAAAATTATGCAGTTTTTACTTTAGTGGATGCAGTAGATACGGATACAAAATATGCAACAAACACTCAAGTAGATTTAACAATATCTGGTAATGTAAATATTTCCAATGGATCAACTATAATTATTGGAAATGACACCAATTTTCTTAGTGCAAATGCAAACGGTATCATAAGTGTTGGATCTCAGATAGTTATAAACAATGAAAATAGAATAATTTCAAGTATAGGTACACAGACAACAATGAATGTTTCTGTTGCATTTACAAGTAACGCAAACAATCAATTAATCAAAATAGTTGTATAAATAAACTTTATGGCTGACAAAAATCTCTCAATAAAATTTAAAACTGAAACTGCTAAAAGATTTAGAAATTCTTTCAAAGAAGATTCTAATAGGCAAGTTGGTTATGTTTTCATTGGTAAAACAAAACAACACGAAAACGAATCACAACCAGATGATTTGGATGATACCGTAGCTGGAGAAAAAGATGTTTGGAATAACATGTTTGCGGCCAAAAAAGTGTCTGCAAGTGATGTTGAATTCGTAATACCAAATTTACAATGGGTCTCAGGTAGAAAATACAAACAATATGATGATCGTGCGAATCTAGATTTTTTACTAACGGAAACTGACACTGGAACAGAAACAATTTACCCAATGTATGTCGTTTACGACAATAGTGTTTATAAATGTCTCTGTAATAATGTTTCTACGAGTTCTACTGTTCCTCCTACAGGAAATTATTCTGAAAATAATGGCTTCATATCCACACTAGATTCTGGTCCTGGACAAAGTGGACATCTTTGGAAATACATGTATAGTCTAAGACCGTCAAATAAATTTACAACGAATGATTGGATACCAGTACCGTATGGTTTTAATGATTTGAATGCTGTTGACTACGATATGAGTGCAGAGAATTTTATTGATGGTGGTTTAAATAAAATCATCGTTACAAACAGAGGTTCTGGATATTATAATACTACATTAAATGTAAATCCTTTTATAACAAACTCTTCTAACATAAGAGTGAGTGATAACATATTTTTTCCAACCTCAAATGTTAGAGTGAATATGGAAGTTTCTGGTATAGGTATTTTACAAGGAACTTACATTACAAGTTTAGATCCGCAGAATCGAATAATTTTCCTTTCAAATCCAACAATTTCAGCAGGCGGCGGCACAATATCAAATAACAGAATATCAATTTTAACTAGAGTAGAAGTGCAAGGTGATGGTTCTGATCTTTTGACCTCAGTTCGTTTAAATGCAAACTCTCAAGTAGAAAAGATTGATGTTGTGAATACAGGTTTAGATTACACCAGAGCTAATCTAATAATATATGGTTCTGGTACAGGTGCTGTTGCAAGAGCAGTTTTACCTTCAAAGTTTGGCCACGGTTATAATCCAGCAATAGAACTTGGTGCAAGAGATATTATGATTTCACAGAGAATTGGTGAAATTAATGACTCTGAAAATAATATAATTCCTACAGATACAAAAATTAGACAATATGGTATTCTTTTAAACCCATATAAATACTCTGAGGATGATTTTGTCACAGATCAAAATGCAAATAGTGTAATTTCAATGACAACAGATGTGACATTACTGGGTGGTTTAGCATATACACAGAATGAAATTGTTTATCAAGGAAATCCTTTAAATCCAACTTTTAAAGGTAATGTGGTTTCTCAAACAGATTTTACTGTTAAATTAAATGATGTTTATGGTACAATAACACTAGGTTCAAGTTTAATAGGTTTGATTTCAGGTATTTCTAGACCTGTAATTTCTTCAAAGAATCCAGAATTTAAACCATATGCAGGAGACATAGTGTTTACAAAGAATGTAATTGCTATTGAAAGATCCGAAGGTCAAGCAGAAGAAGTTAAATTAATTTTTAAATTTTAAGGTTTATAAATGACATACAATTTTAATATCAATCCTTATTACGATGACTACAGTGACGATAAAAATTTTTATCGTATTCTTTTTAAACCAGGTCGTGCAGTTCAAGCTCGTGAACTCACACAAATGCAAACAATTTTACAGAAACAAGTATCTCGTTTTGGTAATCACATTTTCAAAGAAGGATCAGTTGTTTCTGGAGCAGAATTTTCTTTAGATGATAGTTCGTTCTTTATCAAATGTGAAACACAATATCAAAATATTGATGTTGACTTCAGTGATATTGAAGGTAGATATATTGTTGAAGATGGTACAAATCGTATTGCATTAGTTAAGAAATTTATAGCTGCAGAAAATGGAGATCCTCCAACTGTTTACGCATCAATTATTGATGGTGAACAATTACCTTTCGTGGATAACAAAATTTATTATGTTAGAGCTACTAAAGATTCTACGGAAAATTTATTTGCATTTGAATCTATCACTTCTTCTGCATCAGGTTTTTCCTTACTTTTCCATGTGGCCGAAGGTGTTTTTTATGGAAAAGAAACTTTCCTTTATTGTCCACAACAAACCGTTGTGTTGGGTAAGTATGCTAAAGATGCTTCATATGTTGTTGGACTTGATATCATTGAGACTATTGTAAATGCATCTAATGATACATCACTTCTTGATCCTGCTTTAGGTTCTAGTAACTACTTAGCACCAGGTGCTGATCGTTATAAAATTGATCTAATTCTATCTCCAAAAACATATTCAGCAGAAGCTATTGCTCGTGAAGATTTTATTGAACTTGCTGTTGTTAAAGATGGTCTCTTACAATCAGAGAGAAGAAGACCAATTTATGATGAAATTGGTGATACATTAGCAAGAAGAACATATGATGAATCTGGTGATTACATCGTAAAGAATTTTATTCCTAGAATACAAGAAAACGCTAATAATGATAACTTTTTAGTTCTTGAGATTTCAGATGGTAAAGCTTATGTTCGTGGTTATGAAATTGAAACAATTTCTTCTACTCTTTTAGACTTAGAAAAATCTAGAGCATTTGACACCGATGAAGAGTATGATATTAATACATTTTATGGTAACTTCATTTATGTAAAAAATATTCGTGGTCAATTGCCATCAATCAACACACAATATGAAGTAGAAATTCACACTGCAATAGA